CAAATATTCAAGTTCAAGTGTATCTAAACCCTTACTTTAAATTACTAAGTAGGCTTGTAAGAACTCAAGGCTTGATCAAGGCCGTTAAGTTCTTAAAGCAGGCTAGACTACATTGTACTAGATACATATGTGGTCAGCCGTTACTACACAATAATTTAAAAGTAGGGATAGACCCATCTGGTTGACCAAAAGCGCTTTTATTCCTTAAGGAATTGGCAGATGGTTCACTCGAAGAAAGAAAGTTCTTGATGACTATTCTTACTTTAAGTAGAACCCTAAAGCCTAATTCCAAGGAGAAAAAGCTTCTGAAGCCCGATTACGAGTCTATTACAAGACCAGGAAAAATAATTAAAATTATTCCTACTGGTTTTATAAAAGAATTCGTAAGAAGGTATAACTTAAAGAGTAGCCATCCTGAATTTGATATAGATTGATCAGTCTATTTATCAAATAAGGCTGGACCTACCGGTAAAGCTAGTCTAACAGCGTTAGATTCTTTACTTTCTTATAGTTATCCTTTAATGCAAGCTATATATAATATAACTTGCGATAAAGGTTCAGAATATTTCTCAAAGTCTTATTCTTTCGTTTGAAAGAAGAATATTGGGACTGAGCCAAGAGATTTAGGAAAATTATCCTTTATCTATGACCCTGAATGCAAATTAAGAATAGTTGCTATATTTGATTACTATACGCAACTATTTCTTAAGCCTATCCATGAAAAGATATTTGAAAAACTAAATAACTTTCCACAAGATAGGACATTCACCCAAAATCCTTTCAACAAATGAAAGGACGATGAGAATAGCTTTTGATCTTTAGACTTATCATCAGCCACAGATAGATATCCTATCCAACTTCAAAGAAGATTACTTGAACAAATGTTCAGTGATCGTCTTGCAAAGTCGTGAGAGTATATCTTATCTTCAAGAAGTTTTAGAACTCCTGAAGGAGACTTACTTAAATATTCAGTAGGTCAACCTATGGGAGCCTATTCTTCTTGGGCTGCCTTCACAATCACACACCACCTCTTAGTTCAGTTTTGTGCTAAACTAGAGGGGTTTGACAATTTTACAGACTATATTCTCTTAGGTGACGATATCGTGATCAAGAACGATAAAGTCGCTAAAAGATATATAGAATGAACAAATTGTCAAGGTGTGGAAATCTCAATGCATAAAACACATGTATCAAAAGATACATATGAATTTGCAAAGAGATGGATATGTAAAGGACAAGAAATAACCGGATTACCAATGAATGGAATTATTGAAAATATCAATAACCCATTTATAGT